GTTGATAGCTCCGGTTATTGTTATTACATATGCTCTTTTGAAACTAGACTATGGAATGTTTATGGATTATTCTTTGACCATGGAATATTCTTATTGAATCTGCTTTTACCCTTTGACATTACCGATGTTATATTTGGACCCTTACGTGTACCCCGCGTATTTGCGGTTATTATTTATATTGGATCATTACTCAAAGGTCAGCTATATGAATAGTATCTCTGTCGAAGGAGCAATGCTATAATGATTATGGGCGTATGAAGTAATGATATATAGTGGGCATAAGTGCATATTTACCGGATCTTTTTGATCTTGTTTTTATGTAGCAATTCCCTCAAGCTAGGTGGTAAGATAATTGCAGTAACTGCTGTGTTCCCACTATTAGCCATGAGTTGACCTCCTCAAGGTATGCCTTCTATCAAAGAACCACTCAGTGGTAAATGAGGGATCAAATCGATATGAGTACTTTAAATTGTGCCTTGTCTTCTGTTCAAAATGATAATATGGGTTTTCCTATTGTTGAAGAAGTTGGTCAAGAAATTGGACGTCAGCGTGATGAAACATTTTTCGAACGTCAATTTCCATCACTTGTTGAAACAACGCATTCTGCACAAGAAGCAATAAAAATTCTGAATGGTGTTGCACCAGAATTACGAGAAACTCTTTTGGAATATCGTAAATCAGCTGGAGCTATATCAGAAGCTGCTGGTCATTTTTCGTCTATGATAGAAAATATTAAGAAAACATTAGAAATAATACCTGTAGCTAAACCTTTTTTGGAAAAAATTTTGGATGCTATTACGATAGCTTATGATATTATTATGGCTTGTTTAAATAAAATATTTTATACTGTACCTACATTAATTGTGCGTTTATTTCAATTATTTGGTGTTGATGCTATGTTAATAAATCAATTTGTTAAGAATGTCGTGCATGTCTCGGTTTCGAATGAAACTGTACAGGGACCAGAAGCAGCACGAGCACAAGGGTTAGCAATTTTTGATATATTAACTGAAGGAATTGGTACATTGATAATGGGTAAACCACCAGATATGGCACAGATGAAATATGTAAATGAAGCGTTGAGATATAAACAAGGTATAGCTCGTGAAGTTAAAAATTTAGGTGAATTAGCCATGGTTTTTCTTCATTCTGTTCCAGAACAAGTTCAGATTTGGTTATCTTATGTTATTCCAACTAAATGGTGGTTGGATATTTTTGCACCTGGAACAAAATTTTATACATGGATTGATGAAGTAAATTCTTTGGATTCACATGATTATACTGTTCGTGCGGCTTTTGATCATAAGATACAACAGCAAGTTTTGAATTTATATAAAACTGGACAAGAATTGTTAAAAGAATGTACTTCACGAGGAACGAAAGTTGCCCAAATTTATAAGTTATTGGAATCTTCGTTTAAGAAAATTGATGCTTTATATAAAATTGTTGATATGTCTGCAATCAATCGTGGTGGAAGACGAGTACCTTTTGTTGTCTATTTGTATGGAGAATCAGGTCAGGGAAAGTCGTTTTTAATGACAGTTTTACCAGCTATTTTAGCAGGTTGTCCTCCAGATACTCCAAATTTAGCTTGGTCACGTAACCCTGCTGTTCAACATTGGGATGGATATACTGGTCAGTTTGCAGTTAAATATGACGATTTTGGGGCTTTGATTGGTAGTACTAATGGACCCGGAGATATTGGCGAATTAATGACTATTGTTTCGAATGAACAAATGCGTTTACCTATGGCTTCTTTAGAAGATAAAGGGGAAGTTTTTCGATCACAGGTTGTTATTTGTTCATCAAATATGGCTTATTTGAATGCTAATGAATTACGTGATCCACAGGCCTTATATCGTCGTCGACATGCTTTTTATGAAGTAAGAGTTAAGAAAGAATTTAGGAAAAATGGAAGTTTGGAAGTTGATCCAGCTAAAATTCCAGCTGATTATTCACATTGGGAATTTACTGAACGACATAATTTTGATCAAGGATGGAGAGGTGATACTTTAAATTATCAACAATTTATTTCTGAGGTTAAGAAAAAATATGTTTCTCATATAAACCAGCAATATCAAGCAGGTTTGAATTATGAAGCGATGATAGAGGCAGCAAATATGCAACCAGCTAAAGCAGAGGGTTTGGCAGATGAATTTTCTCAATTTATGAATTTAAATAACACCTTTGCAGAGGGTGATAGACGAAAATTATTTACACAAGTTGAGGGTGCTAGATTTTATGAAGCCTTGAAAAAGATTGATGAAGAGATGGAGAAGCCTTTATGGTATAAAGCATTGTGTGCCATATTACCGTTGGCTGGAATTGTTGCTGGTACAATTGGAATGATTTATGGAATTAAGCGGTATGTTAGTAATAATAAAATTGATAAAGTTTCAAAAATTAGTAAAGTTGAAAATAAACAAACGATGAAGGATTTGGGAAATATGTTTAATCATCCACGTATTCAAAAATTGGTTGCAGAGGGACGTTGGGATGGATTGTATTCGCGCCTTAAAAATTCTACTCCAGAAATGGTGGAAATTTTTTCCAATGCTATGGATCATTGTGAAGATTTTGCCAATTTAACTGATGAAGAGGTTGAAGCTATTGTTGATAGTACTTTACGTGATCCAAGAGTTAAGAAATTTTTAGCAGCGGAAGGTGTTTATTCAGGACATCATTTGAAGACTCAACAACGTATGAATCAATTAAAGCCAATAGTTCGTCCTCCTCAACCTATAAAAGCAGAAGGTTGTATTGATCAAAATGCTATGGAAGTTACTAATAATAAATTGTTTCCACATTTGGGTAGAATTAATATTGAGGATTATGAAATGGTTTGTATCATGATTGGTGGACGTGTTGTTTTGTCCGTTTACCATATCTTTTGTGATCGAAATGGAGATAAACATAAAGATGGCACAGTTATTACAATAAAGATAGGAACATCTATTTTTAGGAATGCATATAATTCTAAGAAATTAGTGCGGATTGGAAAGGATGTTGTCTTATATGAAATGGATGCCTGTTTGCCAATCTATAAGGATATTTCTAAACATTTTATTACTAATGCTGGATTAGAGAATGCAATTGAATTTCCAGCATTAATGGCAACAGTTGACCGTACTATGATTCCTATTGTTTATCGAATTGAAACTAAGGTTAAGCGTAATGATTTGGCCTTCTTTTATTCAGCTAATACTGAAAAAGAGACTAATTTTTGGAATAATCCTAATGCACGTGGTGAAATTTGCGAAAATCAAAATCAAGATTCAGATTTTGTTATCGCAGAAGCTACAGCATGGTCCTATAAAACTGATACTTTTCCAGGTATGTGTGGATCTGCAGTTGTTATGTTGGATAAATATGCAGCTCGTAAAATCGTTGGAATTCATTCTGCAGGAGGAAGTACTGGTGATGGACTAGCTCAAATTGTTACTGAAGAAATGATTAATCAGGGTTTAAGAGTTTTGGGTTTTAATTTGCAACCTGCTTACCCTAAAGTGGATATTCATAATACTGATTTAGGTTGTATTCAAGCCCAAGGAAATTTTACGAAACTTGGAACTATATTTAAACATCCACGTATTAGTGAAAAAACCAGAATTGTGCCATCTATAACTCATGGAAAGATTTATCCTTTAAGAACTTCTTCTGCTATTCTGAATTCAATGGATCCACGTGCTTTTAGGATTGGTGATACGACTCCTATTCGAAAGGGTATTGAGAAATATGGAAATCCAGCACCAATAATTGATAATGAAATTTTAGATCGTGTTATTGAATGTGTTAGTGATATCATGAAACCTTTAAGAGGTGGTGTTGGATGTAGAGTTCTTAATCAATTTGAAGCTTTGAATGGAATTAAAGATGATGAATATGTTGCGAGAATGGACATGTTAACCTCTAGTGGTTATCCTTGGAATTTAATGAAAGGAGCTAAAGGAAAATATCCTTTTATTCAACGTATTCCAAATTCATTTGATTATGAAATTGTAAGTGATGAATTACAAGAAAAAGTATTGGAAAGAATGGCTTTAGCACGAAAAGGAATTAGAGTTCCAAGTTTATGGATAGATACTCAAAAAGATGAAAGACGAGATTTTATAAAAGTTTTTGAGGGAAAAACGCGAGTATTTACTATACCTCCTTTGGATTTTACAATTGTGTGTAGACAATTATTTGGAGCTTTTAATTCTGCTTTTTATAAAAATCGTCTTAGTTATTTTTCAGCTGTGGGAATTGATCCAGCTTCAATTGAATGGAGTGTTTTATTAAATAAAATGGAAACTAATTCAACAATTGGATTTGGAGGTGATTTTAGTGGTTGGGATGGTAATTTGTCACCACAATTTATGATGGGAGTTTGTGAAATTATTAATAATTGGTATGATGATGAAGAGGAAAATAAAACTGCTCGGCGAGTATTATTTGATGAAATGATTCATACTCCTCAATGTGCTGGTAACGAAGTTTATTTTACACATATTGGTAATCCTTCTGGTAATCCTCTTACAGTTATTATTAATACAATAGTTCATAAAATGGATTTTCTTTATGCTTATTTTAAAAGAGTTCCATCAGATTTAAATTCTCTTAAGAAGTTCGCAGAGAATATCGTCCTATTTATTTATGGAGATGATGGAATTTGTTCAATTAAGAAAAGTATGCTTCCTTATTTTAACCCACAAATATTATTTGAGGAAATGAAACTTTTAAATTTAGATTATACCAATTCTAAGAAGGATGGACCTGCTTGTATTGAACCAGTGCGAAATTTAACATTTCTTAAGAGAGGATTTCGAGAGGATGATTGTGGAAGGATTCATGCTATTATGGATATTCAAACAATAACAGAATTGACGAATTGGACTCGTGAATGTGCTGATTTAACAATTGAACAAGCTTCTATTGATAATTTAAATGATTCACTTTCATTCATGTATTCTTATGGTAAAGATATGTTTGAGAAACATCGTAATAAGATAAAGGAAAAATTACCATTGCAATTTCATCAAGAATTGAATGATTATGCATATTATCATAAGAATTTTCTTTCCAAATATGAAAGTGGACGTTATTTGCCAGCATTAGCTCAAGGAAGTGTTGATCCTGGGATGATTACAGATTCAAATACTCCTATCACAACCAATATTAATGAGCCTTTTAAAACAAGTGATAATACAAAGGGTATAGTTATTGAAGCTCAAAGGGCAATAGAAGTAAGTGGTCCGACACAGGAACCAATGTCTGGAAGTGGACGTTTAACTAGATCTTGTATGCCAGATCCAAAATGGTCATTACCTGATACTGTTCATCGTAGAGTGTGGGTTAATACTTATCAATGGACTACTGCTAGAGCTATGGGAGATGTAATTTGTCAATTTAAATTACCTCAAGATATAATTGTTAATTATTTGCAGTCTATGGCATTTGAACGTTTTGTTTTTTGGAAGGGTTCTATTAATTTGGACTTCGAATTAACAGGTATGAAGATGCATTTAGGTCGGTTAAAAGCTTATTGTGTTCCTTTTACAGATACCTCTATTGTTAATCCATATTGGCATACAAGTAATCCACAAAGTTATTATGGTTTGAATCCAATTTCATTGGATCCAACTACTAGTACTAAGGGACGTTTAGTTGTACCTTATTATAATCCAAAATCATATATATCAATTAATGGTCCAGCTTTTGATGCTAATATTGATTTTATTGGATCAGCATATGTATCTGTTTTGGTGCCTTTGGGAGCAGCAACGGGGTCTCCAACTTCAATTAGTTTAGTAGTCTGGGCATCTTTTGGAGAAGATTCAGAATTTTACGTACCTCTCAATTCGTCAGCAGTGGGAACAGTTTATAATCAAGAACATGGTAAGCAATTGCTTAGGAATGCTAAATTGATGCCTGCACGAGCAGAGGGTGGTACTGTTTCGACCACGAATAATGTAACAGCATATGGTAATATGGATGGGACATGTATACCGCAACGTATGACTAACGATGATTTTCAGGGAGCAGCTTCTGGTAATCAAATTTCTGTTCCTGCCTATGATAGAGCAGCACGATCTATAAATCCATTTAATATTGTTCGTAAATATATTCAGAATTTTTCACATTCAAAGGGTTCTGAACAAACGACACGTATGGATTTAGATCCTTCTAATTTGGCTATTGTTTTGAAAGATCATTTTTCTACTAATATAGATGAAATGAAAATGGATTTTCTTTTACATACTCCAACGTATGTAGATTCTATTACGTGGGCTGGAACAGCTGGTTTTGGAACGTCATTGTACTCAGGATTTATTGGACCTATGTCATCTTGTTTTCAAGAAGGGAGTGTTTCACAAATAACATTTACTGTTGGTTTACCTGTCTACATGACTCAGTGGGAATTTAATGCTATGAGTTTTGCTTTTTGGAGAGGTGGAATGCGTATTCGTTTGGAACTTGTAGCAACTATGTTCCATACTGGAAGATTATGTTTAACTTTAAATTATGGGGCTCCTCCTGGCGTTCAAAGTACTTTGCGCGATGCTACATCCCAATATGCTGTTGAATTTGAATTGAATAGTGATAAAAACGTATTTGAATATGATATTCCATATATTGCCGAGACTAGGTGGAAGAGAATGTGTCGTGGTCCGTTCTCAACTGATGACCCAGAATCAGCTGGAGCATGGTGGAATGATTATTTTTTAGGATCTTTTGATATTAGTGTCGTTACTCAGTTACAGACTACAAGTGTAGCTCCTTCTGATGCTACGATTATAATGTCCTATTCTGGTAGTCCTGATTTCGAAGTTTATATGCCATCGAATATTAATCAAACTTTTGTTCCATTAATAGTTGTTCCGAATATTGTTCCTTTACCAGCTAAAGCGCAAGGTGATAATGGTGGTGGTGTAAAAGCAGGAGTTAGTACAGCTCCTAATCCTCCGGATGCATCTGCTGATATTGTTTCAGCTTCACGAATTGGTCCACCAGGAATGGGTCCTATGATGAGTGATGACCATTTTGGTATCAATGCTCCTATTCGGGATATTCGTCATGTTATGCGTCGATATTATCCAATACCTTCTGATAGTTTTTATGATTATGTTGCACAATCAACTGTAGCTACAGCTGATAATGATACACAGAATGGTTATACTCCATTATATAATACAGGTGCTATTCCAGCAAATCAAACTTTACCTTATTGTTTATATAAGGTTATACCTGTTGCTCCTAATTTTTCTGCTAATAATTTAGTAGGATCAAATTTGTATGCACCTGATAATTCTGCAATGGCTATTACTAGAATGCTTTCTCAATTTCGTTTTTGGAGAGGATCATTACGTTATAAATTTATTTTTGGTAATATAGAAAATGGAACAACAGGTGATATAACACCAGCAAATTCAGGAGTTATTTATATACCTCATGGACAATTTCGTTATGTGACAGGAAATCCATTTCCAAATGCTGCTAGGCCTAATTGGGCTTATATTTGTGCAAATTTAGCTACTGCTATGATTCAAGGTTCTGGTGCTGGAGGTGATAATTTGGTTCCATTTCCAAATTTTAATGCTGTGAATTATGCACAGGATGTTGTTGGTCATGGAATAGTTAATTATTCAGAGATAGAAATTCCATTTGCTTCCATATATAATACTTTACCTACAGCACAAGGTACTCTTGCAGCTAATTTTGCTCCTGATTTACTAACAACTGGTGTTTTGGTTACATGGAGTGTTTTTAATTATCAATATTCTGCCACGCCTGGAATGACTCCCTTTACTAGACCTTTAACTATTTTACAATCAATAGGAGATGATTTTCGTTTTGGAACATATTTGGGCATGCCACCCGTTTCAGTTTTAGCACAAACAAATGGATTATCGTGGCCTGATACTTGGATTGTAAATACTCCAACAAGTAAGGATAAAGTAAAGGAAATTAAACCAGTTAAACAAAAGTCTGAATCAGATGAAGATTTTGATGTGTTAGAAACGAATGATATGACAAAAGATCAGTTGGTTAAGAAATTGACAAAATTATCTATGACCCCTCAGAATCCACGTCCTGCAAAAGCCCAAGGAAATTGGTGGAGTGACGAAAAAGATTTGAATTATTGGAGATCGCCTCATCGATTGAATAAGCGCAACACAGAAAAACGTGGTCCTAGTATGGTAGGAATTGAGAATTATTCATATATACCATATCAAACAGCAGAAAATATTGAAAGAGTAATGGAATATTACGAGAGTTATATTTTAGAACCAATTATTTACCTCATGAAAGCTTTAAATCGTGTTAATTTGATACAAGTAAAAATTACACGAATGTCAAATTATTGGATCTTGGTTAAATGGTGGATTCCTAATTCAATAATAGTAGGAGAATTCTCTGTGAAACAACTTGATTGGGAAGATATTGATAATAATTTATATTTTCGTATTCATTGTTCATGTGTTTTGGCTATGGCCAAATTTAATGAAGATCATAAATATGAATATGAATATGGGGAAGATGTAATGCGTAAAGCTGTTTCATTATCCAGTCTTCAAACGGAAACGTCTGAAAAGGATAAGGCTTTATTGGATTATTGCCTCGAAGCTGAAGAAAACTATTATCAAAGTACTCCACCAATTTATCCAGCACAAGCACAGGGTGATCGTGGAACTGTTACATCAGATGGAGATCCAAGTTTGATGAAACAGCCAACAGTAGCTAATATAGCGTTAATAGTACTGTCGGTATTTAACCGTATAAGAACGGAAGAAAATTATAACGCTCGTATGGCAATGAATGAAATTGTTCAAAATTTTGATTCATGTGCTTATACATGGGAAGAAGAACCTTCGCGAAATGGGTTTGTGATTAAATCAAAATTTTTGGTTGATAATCCACAATTTACGAATGTTACTGCTGTGGGGATGGGACCTCGCAAAAAGATAGCTGAAGAAAAAGCCGCTTATGGAATTTTAAGTCAGCTAATTGATAAAATACCATCTTGTCAAAGGGAGAATATGGAAATGCATAAAGTGCAGAACGTCAGTGATGATGAAGAAATTCCAATTCAATCTGAACAGAAAGATAATTCAACTAATCTTTCTGAGAATGATGTCGTTTTTACTCAACTTAAATGGGAAAGCACAATTGAAGAATTGCGCAATTTAACAAAGGAGTTGAGAGTTTTAGACGCTTCGGCAAGAGTTAAAATGGTAAAGAAACTCCAAGACATACAATGCTTGGTCTTGGAGGAGTTGATGGAATAAGAGTATTGAATGGGCCTCTTGTACGCTCATATAAAGAGCAATGAAGTGACTAAGCTAGAGATTAGCTGAATGTTAATTAGTAACATAAACATGGATTTGTTATCCTATTGAGAGACATACGAACCTTTGCAGTTACTGCTTGCATATGCAAAGTGTACAAAGCCCAGAGAAGTCTAAATTAAAATCAAATAGACTATGGTGACCAAGGGATGAATGGCGAGTATATATTCCCCCGCCCTGAACTTGGTTTTTGATATTGAAAC